TGACGCAGGACATAGAATCAAAGAGTGTGAGATTCACGAAGTAAAGCGCGGAAAGTCTAGGTAGATTTCCCGGCCTTCTCTTCTTTTCGCCACTTAAGGAAGCCGTAGGATGCAAGGCAGAACGACACAGCGTGTCCGATGCACTGACTCAATAGCCCGATATCAATAGTTCTGCCGATGAAATATGATATCGCGGCTAGCGAGAACAGCCATCCTACAGACATCTTTTTAATCTTAAGATAAGACCCGACATGCACACATATTATTGCAAGCATATCGGTGAATTCAAAAGTCCAGCTATCCATCTTCTATCGGTTAAACTCCTTCGGAAATACGCCAGACATCTTTGGATTGGGTGAGACTCCGTTATTATATTTAACTGGCACATGAACATTGCCATTCTGATTTTTAGCCGCTTCGCTCCCGCTTTTGATAGCCTGGGTTGCCATCATTTGTTGCTGCATGCTCATGCACTGCATAACCGTGCTCATCATGTTAAGTTGGGCATCTTGCATTTGATTTAGCCTGTGCAGCATATCATTAATGTCTAGCCTCATTTTGCATAGGGATTCATTGGCTTCTTTAACTTCGCGCGTGGTTTCAACGGGGATACTATCAACTTCCGGCATTTCAGGTTCAATATCTGTGGAAAGCGCTCTAAGTTTATCTTCATTTGGAGAGCAAGCCTTTTTCATCTCCGCTATGACCTCAAAATCTTCCTGGGTGGTTGGATATTCCCATAAATGCCGCTTGTATGGCATATATAGTACTAGCTTGTCGATGGTAGGGCTTGATGGCTTTGAGTCATAATTCATCAGCTTGTAAAAGCCACCTTTTGACATTCCAATGAGCTGATGTATGTCTGCTTGAGAGCATCCTGATTCATTAACGATATATTTAATTTTATCAGGCACAGTTTCACCAATTAAAATCTTGGGGAATTTTATTTTTCTAATTTTATTTTTCTGAATCTTGGCTTTTTCCTTGGCCTTGGTTATATGCTCAACCATGTCATCTATAGTCTTGAATCTTTCATCTGTAACGACATCGCCATATACTTTTGTCCATCTATATAGATTTGCAACACTGACACCCAGGTATGCTGCCGCTTGCGAGGTTGTTTCGAACTCCAGCCCCTCTTTAACTGCACCAACTATCTCCACTAGTCCGTATCTGGCTTTATTTTTATTTTTATTTTCCATCTTAAAACTCCCTAAGTAAGATTGCCTTTTTAACCGGAGCGCATAGTATGTGTACGCCCCCATCTTTTATGATTCTTGAAAGTACGTGCAGGCAGTGCTGAATTTCAACTGGCACCCCGTTTTGAGCCATGTATTCGTAAACACTATCCGGCAGCAGGAGAAACAATTCCCCTGGAACCGAATCAATATCAGCCTTCATTTTATTGTAGGCTGCAATGAGCTGCGGCCTAACGCTGTCGATGAATTTAATCTTTTCCTTTTGCATCGCCGTCTAGTTCCTTCCTGATTTCCGCGAAAGTCTGGTCGAGCGAGTCCATGAAAGCTAAGTATTGTTCCAAGTCTAAACCCTCAGCTGATACCCTTCCGGCTAGGACATACAGGTCTATCGCTAGCAACGATATAATTGCACACTTAGATTTCCCGTTCTCAATCTTTTCGTCTATCATCTTGATAGCTTCATTAACTATCAGCCCTGTAATCTGAATTTCCTCATCATGCGTATATGTTTTTGGTTTCTTTGCCATGCCCTATCATTCCCTTTAAGCTCGTGAGTAAATAAAATCTTCAATAAAATCGTCTAGCTTTGCCAGCGCTTCTTTGAACTGCGCTATAACATCATCATCCCGCTCAAACCTTTGTACATGTAAATGCATATTTTTAGCCTTCAGCCTATTGTCGAAGCTAATAAAATCACACCACTCGCGTTCGCCTTCAAAGACAAGCATCTGGAATTGCATCTGTGCTTTAATGTCGGGTGGTATTTTCCCATCCATGTACCTCATGTGCGTTTCAGTGTTGGGGATTTTCATTTCCCCCAATCCTTTTGTGCCTATTATCAAATCTGGGCTACAGCCAGCGTATGGCGTTTCATCGCTTTTGCAAAACCCGGTGCCGAAAACGTCCAGACCTGTTTTTTCAGCGTATGCTTTTGCGGCAACAGGCTCAAGAAGTTCACCGCGAAGCATTGCATCATTCTGAAAGCCATCTTCAATATTCTCGGGCAAGTCTGTCAGCACTTGAGCCAATATTTGATACTTAAATGTATTAAACTTTGCTGTTGTTTGCAGCTTATGTGCATCTGAAGCGGTTACAACACCGTGTCTAAGTGCGTGCCATTCTCGTGTTCTTTGCTCTACATCATAAACTATCATCTCGCCGCCTTTTTAGCATCTGCTGCTATCTTATTTGTTAACTTTGTTTGAAGTTGGAGAAACACGCATAAAGGCATGTCAGCCAGACCATCGAAGTCGGAGCGTCTTTTTGCGTGGGAAACCACAACATCAAAGTCCGATCCAGCTTCCACTATCAGCCCTGAAAGCTCCCGAGCCTTCTCAACTCCAATAGGCATCATGTCAGGCGACAGAACCGCGTTTTCCTTAATGGCCTCAGCTTCCTTGGGTTCCCATGGTTTAATCGCATTGTCCCGTGCCTCTTTGGCTTCTTCATTTTTAGCGTATGAATCTAGGTCTTTATTGTTATCCAGTGCTAGCAGCCCTGATAGTGCCATTTTGCGTGCATAACTCGTGCTGGTTCCGGTAGTTTGCGCGACATCCTGCCCTTTTTTATTATCTGGCTCCCTGGCTAACGCTGTTGCGAATAGGCTGTTTTCTCCGTCTGAGAATGTTGCAGTGGATTTTATATAGAATCTATCTCCGCAAAAAACAATCTCATCTGACAGGTTAATAAAACACCCGGCTGGCACTACGCTTTTGAACGCTTCCAGGATGCCATCACAGGTTCGATAGTTATAGTTTCCAAATTTATTGTGCTCCGCTTTCGGAGACTTGATAGCGTTTTGAACGAAATATAACTTTTGGTTCAGGGACTTATTATGCATAGCCTCTTTAATGAAACTCAGCTCCTCAGCCCCACCGTCCATAAGATTACCTTCAATCTGTTTTTCATCCGTTGTCATGTTCATACCCTCTCTAAGTATTGTTTGTGTTTGCAGTTCGTGAGGCCATTGTGATACAATCATCTCAACAAGTCAAGTAAAACTAAATAAGAGGGCAAAATGACAACAACAAAAAGAGCGCCGGAAAAGCTGGACGTTAACGGGCTACCGGTTCGAAAGCGGATCACAAAAGGGGCTAATGAGTACATTGGTTCAAGGCTTACCAGAGAAGAGAAAGACCTGATTTATGAGGCGGCTAAAAGCCTTAGGTTAACCATCGGCGCTTATATACTGGAAGCTTCCCTAGAGAGAGCCAAGGCGATGCGGGATGATTAAACTCGGCGACGAAAGTGATGAAGAGCAACATCTACGCGGGTTGGCTGATAGAAGGTTTGAGCATAGCTTGAAGTCCTTATTCTTTATATATGAGGGTGATACATATCAGATTGAGGAGACTAGCTCTAACGAAGGCCGCTTTACCCTGTATCTACTACGTCCAGATAAAAAAAAGGCGCTTGTTAAATTGGATAAGTGTCAGAACATTTTGAGCTGGCTGTTCCATGGGGATTTTGACGGTGAGTGAAAGAAAAGTAATTAAGTACCTGGCTGTTTATGAGTATGAACATGACAGGCTAAACCACAAGGTCAATCATCATTTAAAAGAAGGGATGGAGTTATACGGGAGCATATCTGTAACTAATTGCTATGACGGCGATGGCATGGCCTATCAGCTTTATGTACAACCCATGGTGGAATATGATGTTTAAAGTACCTGAAAGGTTTAGAGAAAGTGATGGAATAATGGGCAGCGATTCATCCATCGGCAACGCAGGCGTGTTTAATTTTCCATCTGTCATTAAGGGGCGCATGCTTCACGCGATAGCATCAGACGGCTCGGGTTATGACCACGTGTCGGTTTACGCATCAAAGCATAACGAGCGGTACATACCGCGATGGGGTGACATGTGCTTAGTTAAGGATTTGTTTTGGGGTGAAGACGATACGGTTATTCAATTTCACCCAAAGCATTCTGAATACGTGAACATAAACGAGTTTGTTCTTCACCTATGGCGAAAGCAGGGTGTGGAATATGAATTGCCACCAAGGACTTTGATATGAAATGGATTCTATTTATATGGTTATTTGGCGCGTATAGCGGAAGTCTTGACCACGTGGAATTTAAGACTAGAGAAGAGTGCGAATACGCATTGAATGCAGTTAAGGTAAAGAGCAATGGGTTGCTTGCTCCTGCTATAGGCGGTGTTTGTGTGGAGGTTTCCGATGATAGATTGGGATGAGGTTTTTACAGAGGAAACTCTACATAAGGTTGTTGGTGTATGTGGTGCCGCTGTAGTAATTTCTTTGTCTGCTGTAATGTCAGTTGGGTGTATGGCCCTTGTTTGGATTATGGTTTTTGGCTCTAGTTCAGGGTGTGAGGGTGCGGCATGAAAATCAGCGAATTAAAAAAGGTGCTTGAACAAGCTGAAAATGAAGTCGGAGATTGCGAGGTGTTTCTTACGGATAGATATTCAAAATACCACGTTAAATGGGCTGATCTCTTTAACGGTGAACCTCACGTACAGAGCGGAGTGTACCTTAGAGTCGGCAAAAGATGGGGTGCGGAGTTATGGGGCGGCAAAATAGAACCTGTATGCGAAATGATAACGGACGGGGATGAACCTAAGGATGAAAAATGAGTGTAGGAGAGTTGATTGAAAAACTTGAATCTTTTGCTAAAGAGGCAGATATTTGCGTTTCAGGAAAGGAAGGGTACCTTCACCCTATCCATGACGTGAAATTAATGCTGGCTCAGGATGGGAGTGGCACGATTTGCATTCAGGCCAATCATTCTGAGGGTTTTATGAACTGTAGTGGAGAATTTGTGGTGCATGATGATACCAGATAGAACAAAACAAACGATTGATGATTACGTTAAGCACGGATGGAACCCAGGGGGTTTTGTAACGGCTGTTTTAGCAAACGACCTGATGAATTCTTTTGGGCGCGCTGATGAGGAAAACCAGGTTGCCATGCTTAGCATCGTAAAATACGTTTACAACAATACGCCAATGAGTTGTCACGGCAGTTATGAGGCAGTTAATGCGTGGCTCAAGCATGAGAGGCTAGGGGAGTAATGAAGATGAAAGAACGTGAACCAGAATTTTACATTAACAAGACATTCATAGAGCTTATTATTGATAAAGTTAAATCAAGAAAAGATTTTTTCGAGCGCGGTGAAAGTGTTGTTTATCCTGGCTCTAAAGAAGATTTTATTTTAGGCATAGAATACGCGCTGGTGCTTTTTGAAGAGTACAAGCTTTTCGCTGTGCGGCTAGACCATCCAGAGAGGGCGACTGATGAAAGCAAGTGAGCTGGACACGGTAAGAATGGTTGATGACAGAATTCAGAGCCTGGAAAGGCAAATAAAAGGGTTTGAAAATATTAATGATAAAGATGTTATTTACATCGCCGGTTATCTGGATGCGTTGAATCATTTAAAGCACGACTTAGGGTTCCTTAAGGTTTCAGCTGTCGTCGGTGGTGGAAGTGACACGCCATGCAATGAATCCGGCGGCTCTGGTGCGACTTCTAAGTATGGTGTAAAAATAAGGTACACAGATGAAAGCGAGTGAACTGATAGAAAGGCTGCAAAAATTGCCACCCGACATGCACGTGGGAGTTTTAGACCCACGGGAAAATTATTACACTATTTGCGATAGAGATATTATTATCTCTTCAGTCTACGAGTATGACGATGATGAAAATGAGACTGAGATTCCGGCGGCCTTAATCTGCACTGAGGATGATGACGAATGAAAGCGAGTGAACTAATAGAAGAGATTCAAAAAACAATGAAAGAGCACGGAGATTTACCGGTGTTCATTTACGGTGACGGTAAGGTAAACGAGAACGCAAGAGATGTTTTGGTAAGCTACCAAGATAAGATAGAAATAACACCAGGGAGCGGGTTTCAAGGGTTTCACGAAGGTATCTATTTAGGGTAAAAGTACTTAGGCCGCTCCGATGAGAGCGACCTAAAGCTTTGTGTTTTCCGTACACATAAGTTATTCTCCTATTTCGAAAGTCAATTAAGCGGAATCCCCATTCCCTTAATCTGGCTCCACCACAATGGAACAAGGAAAGTATACCTCATGCCAGATCACGCTTCAATTGCAAATGCACTCTTAGCTTCTAACTTAAACCAAGATAATCGTGAAGATATTCTTCAAGCGCTTCTGGATTCACTTTCAGTCAAGCAGCTTAGAGTTGCCCGACACATAATCACCTATGCAACTAAATCATGGGGCTTCTGCGTCAAGACTTATAAAATCATGTCCAGAGAACTTGGATGCTCAGCTAAAACGGTTGGGCGCACGGTTAGAATGCTTCTAAATTACCGCTTGGCGACCGCAAAAGACGGTGGTTGTACAGCTAACAAAATATCAGTAACCAAAGAATTAATCAGCCTTTTTAATAAATGTCCCCGCAATGTCCCCGCAAATCGCCCCCATACCTTATATATAAAGAAAATGAATGAAGATGATTTTGATATTGTCTCGGACGTTGGGAAAGCCATGAAGGCTAGCGTAGAGCAGATTGACGCCGCTAATGCAGAGATAGCTAAGGCTAGACGTAACAATGTGCGTATAAGCTCCGTAGCGAGACTTAGCAGGTCTATCTTTCAAAGGGCATACAATCGGGCTAGGAAGGCGCTTAAGGCCGAGCAGAGGCAACAGAGGAAGGATGACGCTATTCTTGAGGCTCAACATCAGGCTAGGGAAAAGGAAAGCAGGGAAATGAGGGCAAACAGAGCATCTCCCGAGAGCACGAAAGAACATTTAAGGAAACTCAGGGCGATGCTGACAGGGGGTTAGGATGACCGAGTTAGAACAGGCGGTACTCGCATGCTGCCTTAGAAAAAAACATTTATTTATTTTGGCAACTAGCAAGATAAATTCCTCATTCTTCAAAAATGAAGCTCATGGGGAAATATTTGAAGCCATAGCAGAATACGCCAACAAGAACGCTAACACATGTTGGGATTCCACCTTGCTTGTAATCCACGTTTCAAAATTATCCGGGGTGGGTTCAAAAAATATAACTCAAATTATTTCAGCTCATTATTCTGAAAGCGCACTAGATGAATATCTCGATATGATGGTGGTGGAAAATAATCTGGATAGCACCAGAAACTTTATTTTTGAGGCATCCGCAATGCTTGAAGATGAAAGTTTGTCAGCTAAAGATATAAATACTTTTATAGCCGATGGGCTTTACAATATTATTTCCGGGGCTGCATCAAGAGCCGACGACCCACCCACAGAAAGCGAAATGCTAGCCACACTGTTTTCAAACATAGAAATGGCACAGGAAAACCCAGGTTATGGGAGAATCCCAACCGGGTTTGATAGGCTTGATAAGCTAATTCTCGGGTATCGAAAGGGAACAATGAATATAATTGCTGCACCGTCCGGGCAAGGCAAAACAGCCTTCGCTTTAAACGTGGCTGCCAACATGATATTTAAAGCGCGTAAAAAAGTTTTATTTTTTAGCTTGGAAATGAGCAGGGACGATCTTGTTTTAAGAATAGCTTCTTCATTGTCAAAAGTACCGAGCACGAGGCTAGAGCTGGGAGAGCTAACAGATAAAGATTGGGAAAAGCTAACATCATGTGTCACGCCGATGATGAGCGGCATAACAGAATGCTTGAGAATATATGACAGCGGTACTGTTACAGTGCAGAGCATTAGAATGAACATAATGAAAGAGATGGCAAAGAAAGAGGTAGACGCTGTATTTATTGATTATGTTGGGCTAATAGAGCCGAGCGATAGAAGAGAAAGCAGAGTTTCTCAGGTTTCCCAAATAACCAGGGAAATAAAAATAATGTCAGAGGATTTTAAAATACCAATCATTCTGCTATGCCAGACGAATAGAAACATAGATTCTGATGTGAACCGAAAATCTCCCATATTATCCGATCTCAGAGAGTCATCAAGTATCGGCAATGATGCTGATACAGTTCTGTTTATCATGCCAAGGTCGGGCGACGACTGGGTTAAAGACTTTCATCTTGTTAAAAATAGGCGTGGCGTAGTGGGGGATTTTGCATTACAGTTTGACGGCAAAACAACAACATTTATTAACGAGCCAGTTTATTAGAAGGAATTTAAATGGGTATTCTAAATTACGAGCCAGAAAAAAAAATTGCCAGATACAGGGTTGAGTGCGGACATAGCAACGGGCTTGAGTGTGACGAGAGCGAGTCAAGAGAAGGTGAAGAGAAACTTGCTTATCATATTAATACGTGTTTAGAGCATGGATGGGAGCTGTACGGAGAGCCGTTTACAGATACCTACGGGCATTTTTATCAAGCCATGGTTTTATGCATAGCGGAAAATTAGGAGAGTGACACATGGAAGTTTACAAGCCAGCGGCTGAAGTTTTACAAATATTAAAGCCGTTTATTATGGGCGCTCTGGAAAAAACCAGAACATGCCCAGACAAACATAAGCAAAGGATTAAGAAAGCATACGGCGATGTCATCGAAGAAACATATGTACTTTTACGAAGTGAGAAATGCTGAGTATACCAGCGAAATTGCCGCTGCCAGAGAAACGAACGCCATTTTATTTTTCGAGCCGGTGTTCAGCTCAAAATGGGAAACTGGGTTTTTCAAAAGGCATGTAATATGGATGGATGCGTTTAACAATATTAAATCGGAAATATTTAAAGGGAAGTCTAATGGGAAATTTGCGCAAGCCGAATCCTGCGGTAAACGATATCGAGATAGATCCAAGTGAAGAGATAATACGCTGTAAGCTTGAGAAGATGGGTATCTACGCACCCCTGCGCTCTGCCTTTAAAGATGAAGAGGATTATCAAGAAGCGCTGCATGAATATAATTTAAAGCGTGAGCCGTTTTACTACGAGATAGTTACCGCCGCAGATGAATGACATGGCGAAAGCAAAATAGGTGTGGCATAATCCCCTTAGTCCTATCTTGGACGGTATGGACTAGAAGGCCGAAAGGTGTTCGTAACACAATACTCTAAGTAGGGTACATCGTAGCTTGTACCGAATGGCTGGTTTCTAATCCTTTCCGGCCATTTTTTTATTCCCAAAACCCATTGCGGTTTGACAATCATTATTGTAGTATTAACGGGTGTTCTTTCCTTGAACTTGAGATAAAAATCTATTCCTGTAGAAAATATATCAAACTCCCGTTCATGGTACTCCCTAAGCGCTGGTTCCTATCCGTTCCAGCGTTTTTAAACTAAGATAGCTTATCTTGCTGTAGCACATTTACGCGCTCAAACACTTCTTCAATCGTATCAAAGTAATCAACTACCTTGTTTAGCTTTTCATCTTTAAAGCTTAGGCTGTAGCAAGTGCCCGTAAAAACATCGTCGTGGGATTTCATCTTGTAAAGCACGCCATCCAGTCCAAAAACATATTCAGACCCCTTTTTACCGTAGTGCTCAAAAGCATCAGATTCAATTTTTTCAACTTCCTTTAGCATAATTACCCTTGTCCTTGTGTTACAGTTGTGGTACACGTGTGGTATAATAGCACAATATCAACAAGCGTATACATGGGTTTAGAGTGTCAAAGCTATATAAATCAAAATCGGACTTGGAAATAATCGTAGAGCAATATCGTGACTATGAGCTTTATATCGCGATGGATTTTAATTCGTTCAACGGTACATGCGAAGTATCCGTTTTTCATTCGAGATTTGCGCCGGTCTATCACGAGGCTAAATTTTCCGGGAGCCGGGGAATTGAGGAAGCTACGCAATGGCTGCACGATAATTTTTCCGATTTCTATAAAGAATCTCGCGCTTATTATTTTGATGGAAAAGGGGCAACGGAATGCCAAGAAACAGAGAAGAAGAAATAAATCAGGAAATGGTCGTAGAATGGTTTGCACGGCAATACCCTAAATATCAAAATCTATTATTTCACATCCCAAATGGCCAGAATGTTGGAAGAATTCGAGGCTATACTCTGCAACGAATGGGGCTTGTGGCCGGTATGCCGGACTTAATGCTTGCAGTACCGTGGGCATGCAAAACTCACATGGGTAAAAATGTTGATGAATCAAACGGTCTTTACCTGACTTGTGGGCTGTTTATCGAAATGAAAGCAAAGAAAGGTGTGCTTAGGCAGTCTCAGCGCGCAATTCACAGTGAACTTGAGGCACAGAATTATAAAGTCGTAACTTGCTATTCTTTTGAGTCTGCAAAGTCGGGGATAAACGAATATCTCCGGGGCAATAGTTATTCATAATCCCATTTTAAGCTTGTGGGCTTGTCAATTGTGCCGTCTGTCATAGCTGCAACGTCTTTTAGAAAATTTAGCTTATCTTCCAGCCACATTTGACCATCTTCCTTGCTCAGCGCTTGTATCAGGCAGTTAGTTGTATCTTTTATGGACTGGCTGCGAACGTAGCAGCTGTATGCATCATCTGAACTTCCGTTTTGCATCGCCGATGTCATGGACTTTCGCGCGATTAAATCTTCTTGCTCGCAAACTTCAATGTAGGTTTTTACGAGCTTATGCATTTCCACTTGTGTTCGCATGCCAATTTTCCATGTATGTGTCATCGTTAAATCCACCTGTCTCTTAAATATTCTTCTATTTCCGCGTCCATTTCCATGGTACGGAGATGCCGGGGAAACTTCATCATTTCCCGCATGTGCTGGTCGTAAGTTCTTGCCGGTGGCTCGAACATATTCATTACAGCGCCGATGCATGATGCGATAGCGCGGCCAACGCAGATAAGAAAAACCAGAGCGAAGTAGGCTATCACAGCCATGCAGATTGCTTCAAACATTATTCACCTACCTTAATACGATTTCAAATTCCGGTTCGTCCCAATCAAGCTCACTCAAATCACGCTTGTTAAAATAATCTTTATCAAAAATATAATAAGCATGCAAAGTCAGGTCGTGGCCTTCTATATCAATAGCCGCTGAATATGTAACATGCGTCAAACCGTCATCGCAAAACTCCGCGTTTTCGTCAAACATTAAATTGTCGACATCCTCTTTGCTGAAAATTGCGCGTATCTGTTGCTCTGTTAATAGTGTGTGTGGTTGCATTAGTTCTATTACGCCTATTTATTTCACGTCTAGCACTATGGCTATATTTCTAAGATTGTACATTGTGGTACTCATGTCTTTTCGGCTCATTCCGTTTGCATAAACCGCCGCGACATCTCTATGCTGTTGAATTTTACCACCCCATAGCAAGGCGCCTGATGTGCATTCCTTAAGGCTTCTTATGTCTCCCTGAGCTTCGTATACTTCACATATTTTGATGTTAGCTGTGAATGCGTTGTACTGGGCAAGTATGTCGTCTTGCACGGCATAAGGTACACTTAACCCTAAGGCTTTCTTGTAGTCTTGGATTGTGCTGCCAGTTTTGAAAAGTAGGTTCTCTGCATCCGTCAAATCATCAAGCCGGTCTGCCATTGCCCCAAAGCTAATTGTTGTTAATAATATTGCTGCTATTAGTTTTTTCATGTTGCTGTTTCCGTTTCCGTTGTTGTTAAAAATATTTAATTTGTGCACTGGTAGGTCAAGCTTACTGATTCTTGTTCGCATGTGCTAAAGATTAGCCCACCATATCTTGCGCACTCGCTTGTTTGGGTTTTAAATAATATCGCATCTTTGTACCCCCACCCTTGACATCTTTTTCTTGCCTTGGTGTTGGCGGTTACATAATCAACGTCAAATGGCCGCCAAATTGCTGTGTCGAACTTGTATGATAGTAAAACTGTTCCATCGGCTTTACTTCCACCGTAAGGCTCTGGTATTTTTGTAACTGAGCTGCACCCCGAGGCTGCAAGCAAAACTAGTACTATTGCTATAATCTTACCCATCGTATCCCTTATCATACTCAAGTCTAACGAAGTGATAGACTATATAAACAAGCAGCGCAGGCCAAGCAGGCGGGAATACAGCGCCTAAGACTATTAATCCAAAGAATATAAATATTGGCTCCATCATTCCCCCTCATTGCATTTAAATAAGGATGCGATACACATAACGCTTGGCATCACCACTACGAGGATGAACATGAAAACCACAGCTAAATCCCCTATACCTAAGCCCATCATTCCCCCTCATTCTTTTTTTTCTTCTTAGCCAATTTAACAACGCCCTTAGCGGCTTCAAAAGCAAGCAAGCCTACGAGTCCCGTAGACATTGCTATTGCCATGTAACCCGCTGTTTTCCAGCGCTCTTTCTTTAGTGCTTTTTTATCAGTGATAATCTCGCCCATCACCCCCCCTCATGCCACGGGTCAATCACGTTAGAATCGTAGCCATTGGCCACACACTTTTCACCGTACTGCACCGCGCTATCTTCTGATTTAAAGTGCATCTCATCTATGGGGTTTGAACCTTGAAACAATATTAGTTTCCAATCTGTCCCATCTTTCTGCACGTGATATTCATCAACTTTAATGCTGTACATATCATGCCCCCTAATCTTTAGCAGCTATCGTTACAGTTGCCGTTAAGCCTTCATATTTTCCCAAGTCGCTTTTTTCGGGCGCAATTCTTAGCTCGTTGTTTTCACATTCAAAATACAATCCGTAATCCATGCAGATTTCAATAATCGTAGCCAGCATGTGGCTTGGTATCTCTTTTTGCTCTCTGATAAGTCTTATAAGCGGTAAGTGGTTGTTCATGTCTTAATCCTTATTAAGTATATTTATGTTTGTCTCTGTCTCTAATCTGAAACCATTGTCTCACAGACGTATAACAAGATACATGTCATTCGTCTTTTAGCTCTACATTTCACTGTCAAAGATATGGCATTGGCCTTTTACAGTTATGCTATATAGCGAACCATGACGGAACCAGTCACGCGTCATTGTCTCAAAGTCTATGTAACCGGCTAAGTAAGAGGGCACATCGTCGTAACAGTCATCGAAAGTTTGCTCTGTATAAGCCTGTTCACTGTCAGCTTCACCGCAATATTGCCCGTCCATTGCGCTTTCAGCACTCTCAAGGTCATCATCAAGATATTTTAAAACTTCGATTCCCAATTCGCCGTGCTCGATGAAAAAATCAGCGTGCGCCTTAGCGGTCTCTATGCATGTTCCAACGCCGCTTGCATATACATACTCGGTGTCGAATACTTCAAATTCTTCAGCGTTATCCATGGGGCTTTCGTTCAGCATCACATCGATATCGTGTTCTATATCACTCATTTCCTGAGTTAAATCTATCCATTTCCCGAAAAGATGCCCGTTGTTGTAGCTTGCCAAGCATCCAACCCATGCTTTTGGTGTTTCATTGATTATTGTTGTGTTCATAGCTCTATCCAGCCTTGGTGTTAAGTTTAAAGTGTCGTTAATATCAATCTTAATGCGATTACAAGTAGAATGTATGTCATTGCGCCCCCTCAAAATGCTTTTGCGATGCTGCGGCTTGGCTCTGTGCTATCTCATCAGCCGCCAGCTGCAATGCCCTACTTATTAAGTGTGCGTGCTCCCATGGCTCCCATGCTCCCTCTGGGTTGGTGTCTATTTCCAGCTCCCTTTCCTTACAACCCTTATGCAGTATGTTGTAGCTTATAATCTGGCTGCCAAATGAATCTGTTTTCATGTGCGCCCAAATTAGAATGTTTTCGTTAACAAATAGTTCTGAGTAGCCGCTCATGTGAAATAAGTTCATATTTACAAGCATTACAAGCTCCTTTGCTTAACTGTAATCGTGTAGCCAAGCTTCTTGATGCTGCTTATGTCTCTGGCTGTTAGCGTCTTGCGTCCTACCATCTCCGCGAATAATTTAGCGTTATCGCAAACCGGGTAAACCATTTCGCTACCATAAACGTTCTTAATCTGTACCTGAATTGAAAGTGTTGAGTTGGTCATTGTCTTAATCCTTATTAATGTTGCTGTTGTTGCTGCTTGTCTTTAACTTGAGACCATTGTAGCACAAATGTATAACAAAGATATGTCATTCGTCGGCCAAGGTAATTAGCCGGATAGCTCACCATGCAGGTAAATTGATATTAAACTTGATTGCGCATACACTCCTAAGCTAGGCAAGACAATTAACAATGATGACCTTATATATAGAGGAAGTGGGCAATGACAGAGAGATGCAAGGGGTGCAGGGGTTCCAAGAAGGTTGTAGGCATGGGACATACTGAAATCAACTGTCCAGCATGCGCAGGCACAGGGAAAGACATTGACGGGCAAGCAAAGAAACTAGCAAGGGAGATTGTCAAGAATGGAAAAGAGCAAGACGAAGGCAAAGAAAAAAGCACCGTCAAAAGCAAAGCCAAAGCAAAAAGTGGCAGCAAAGCCAAAGCCAAAAAAGGCGGTGGCGAAAAAGGAAGTTAAGAAGCGCCGTGATGTAAGACAGCTTGAATATTTTAATGAGGTTATGGCAAAGAAAAGGGCAGGTGCTCCAAGCTTCCCTTACACCGAAAGTGTAGCTGATGAGATATGCAGATTAGTGTCAATAAAGACTGTTAGCTTAGACAGAATCATACGCGAAAACCCACACTTGCCGAGTAAAGATGTCATTTATACATGGCGTGCTTACAACAAAGAATTTGGCGATAAGTATATGAAAGCTAAGATAACTCAAGCGCAGCTATTAGCGGACGAAGTGCTGGAAATATCAGACGATTCTACACACGATGAAATGCAAGACGCGAACGGAAATTGGAAACTGAACTCTGAATATGTAGCTCGCTCTAAGCTTAAAATACACACAAGACAGTGGTTAGCTGGCAAGCTGCACCCAAGGCTCTACGGCAATCAACTGTTAGAGCAAACAAGCGACATCACAAACACGCTCAAAGAACTTAAAGAAAGCATCGACGATATTAAAAAAGACGATGAAAAAGACTATTAGCGAAGCGGACGAAATAGCGGACTTACGGTCTAAGTTATGGGGCAGCTTTCTTTTGTTCACGCAAACATTCTTTCCGCTTGTGACAGGCCGTAAGTTTCTGATATCTCAACCCGTGGGGCGTGAGTCTCACTTTATAACGATAGCGCGAGAGCTAACACTTGCAGCGCGAATGCAATCACCGAGTGTGCTTATCAATGTGCCACCCGGTTACGGCAAGAGCGTATTATTGTCTATGTGGGTAGCATGGACTATGAGCCGTTACCCCGATTCGCAGTATCTTTACATATCTTATGCCAAGGCACTGGCAGCTAAACACACGGCGTTTGTGCGTGACATTGTTATGTGCAGGCAGTATGGCGACATCTTTGGCATACATATCAAGCATGATGTCCGTGGGCGTGAGAAGTTCCAGGTTAAGCAAGGTGGTATGGTATCAGCGTTCGGCGCATCAGGTGCAGTGACGGGGCAAGATGCAGGGATGCCGGGCGAGAGTCGATTCACCGGCGCGGTTATCATCGATGACCCCCACAAACCCGATGAAGTTCACAGTGACACGATGCGACAGACTGTTATTGATAACTATCGCGAGACTATTCTACAGCGGCCACGTGATATCAATGTTCCGGTTATATTTATTGGGCAGCGGTTGCATGAGGATGACCTTGCAGCGTTCATGCTAAGCGGAAAAGATGAGCGTACTTATAAGCCAATCATATTGCAATCAATAGACGTAGCGGGCAATGCACTGTACCCGGAAGTTAGTCCCATTGGATTACTGAGGGAGAAGCAAGACAAGAATCCATACGTTTTTAGCTCCCAGTTTCAGCAAGAGCCGGTACCATCTGGGGGCGCGCTGTTCAAAGAGGATTACTTTCTTATGCTCGATGATGAGCCAGAAATCATATCAACGTTTATCACGGCTGACACAGCGGAAACAGATAAGACTTACAACGATGCAACAGTGTTCAGCTTTTGGGGTGTCTATAAGATTGTAGAGGGCGGCCAAGAGACCGGCGCTTATGCATTGCATTGGCTTGATTGCCTTGAGGTTAGGGTAGAACCAAAGGACTTGGAGACAGAGTTCAGGAGTTTTTATTCAGACTGCATGCTTCATTCTGTTAAGCCTCTTCATGCCGCCATAGAAAAGAAATCAACAGGCGTAACGTTATGTAGCGTACTGTCTAACATGCGCGGGTTAAACATCATTGAAGTCAAAAGAACCCGGGCATCAGGTTCAAAAGCGGTTAGATACTTGGAGATGCAACCCATACTGTCAGCTAGGCTAGTAACACTCACGCGCGGCGCTAAGCACGCAGAGAAATGCGTCAAGCACATGCTCAAGATTACGGCGAACGACACACACAGATGGGACGATATCGCGGACACATTATATGATGCTTGCAAGATAGCGTTGATTGACAAGACAACAGGATTGCTTGGTATCAACCAAACCGACACGGCGAACGATGCTATTTTAGATAAGCTTTCAAACAGACTAAGCACAACACTCGCGGCTAGAAAGAGGATTCAAAATCATGGTATTAGCAGCTAAACACAAAGACAAATTGGAAAAGATTAGAGAGGATGTGACGCAATCGCATCAATACTTTAGAAAAAACATTGATAGATACAAAGAGTTTGTTAAGTTTGTATTTGACACAGCTTTAAGCGATGAAGACCTGGCAGCGTTGGAAGCATTGCAGAAACCTAACATTGAATTCAACGTATTGGAATCGTATGTAAGCAGGCTACGCGGTGAGTTCGCAGACAATGAGCCAGGAATCTTAGTGTCGGCGGCTGATGGCACACCGTCCGAGGTGTTGGATGAAAAGTTCTTTAAGACCATGAAGGTGATTGAAGAACACATCCGCGAGATGTTCGACAACTCTAAAAACGATTCACTTCAGAACAAGATATTCAACGATGTGCTTGCAGGTGGTTATAGTGTTGTTGGCATTTACACTGACTACATCAACGATATGTCATTTGAGCAAAATATTTATGTTGAGCGTGTATTCGACCCCACATTGACCGGCTTTGATCCAATGGCGAGAGACAGTCACAAAGGTGATGGCCGTTATTGCTTTGAAATTATCCCAATGACCCGCGACGACTTCGAAAATGAGTTCGGCGCAGAGCTAACAAAGAACATGACATTCACCAAAACCGGCGGCTCTGAGTTCAACTGGAGTTACAAGGCTCAAGAGCAAGAGATTGTAATGCTCGTAGATTATTACGAGAAGATTGCCGAGCGTAAAAAGATTGTAAAACTATCGAATGGCGCAGTGATTCTAAAAGAACATTATCAGGAAATGGCCGACCACATCAATCAATCTGGCATGCTTCGAGCTGCACCGATTGTTGTTAGCGAACGCTGGACATCGCTTGAAACGATACACAGATATAGAACATGTGGGACTGAAGTGTTAGAGCACAAGCTTACAGCGTACAAACAGCTGCCTTTGGTTTTTGTTGATGGCAATTCAATGGTTGTTTATGATAAGGGTTCTGGTGTTAGCCAGCAAATGACACGCCCTTACGTCTATCACGCGAAAGGCATTCAAAAGCTTAAGAACTTCGCAGGCCAAACAGTCGGCAACGAAATTGAAAATATGAGCATGACAACATGGGTAACATCATTAGACTCAATACCGGAGAAGTATTTGGAAGCTCACCTTAACCCACAGCACGCACAAACGCTTGTCTATAATGAGTTTTACAAAAGCAATCCAGATATAAAGCTAACCCCACCGCGCGAGGCTCAACGCACACCTACACCCCCTATTGTTATCGAAACATTTATGGGTAGTGATGCGACAATGCAAAGCGTTCTTGGCTCGTTCGACGCTCAGCAAGGCCACATTGGAGCCAACGACCTGTCAGGCAAAGCGATTCAGATGGGCGCAATGCAATCAAACACATCAGCGATGCCATATTTTATGGGCTACATTAACGGGATGAATAGAGTTGCTCAGATTATTATCGACCTAATTCCAAAGTTCTACATCACCCCGCGCACATTGCCAATCAAGAAAGACAACGGAAAGCGTAGCTATGTAGTAGCCAATGATGAGGGGCAAGAGGATGCAGTGTTTTTAAATTATGACCCTAACAGCCTTAACATTTCCGTTGAAGTTGGCGTTAATACCAAAATGCAAAAGCAAATAGCGCTTGAGACTATCGTCACACTGATGGGTGCTAGTGAGCTATTCAGCGAGTTCATGAACACGGAAGGATTGGAAGTTCTGCTTGAAAACATTGATATCCGTGGCATTGAAGAGCTAAAAGAGCGCTCGAAACAGTTCATGGAACAAAAGCGTGCGATGCAACAGGCTGCATTCCAAGCTGAGCAAGAGAAAGCAGGCCAACCGAGCGAAGCTGATAAGCTTATTATGGCTGAACTGGCTATCGAAAAAGACAAGATAGAGCAGAAACGAGAGGAAGCTGAAGGTAAGCAAAGCATAGCCGTGGCTGATGTTGCAATTAAAGAGCAAAAAGCCTATCAAGATTTTATTGGCATGATGGCGAAAATTGAAAATGATGCTACCAAAAATGAAATGACCGAGCAAAAAGCATTGGCAGATACCGCGCAAAACGCAGTTAAAAACGCAATTGAAGTGGCCAAGGCTAAAAGTTCAGCGGACGGCAAGCACAAGATGGCTGATGGCAGCATGATGTATGACAATGAAATGCCACAAGGCTAACTTTGACAACAGGAAAATTAATGCATGAGCGATTTCGACAGGATATTGGAGATAGCGGAAGCGTGCCACGAGGTGAATTCAGCATATTGCACGGTGGTAGGCGACAAGGTGATTCCGTGGAAAGGTATGGGCATAGGGCTGAGGGCGTCTATTGTGTCGGGCGTTCAGGGAGCGCTTGGCGGGACTACACCGCGACAGTCGCACACAAACTGGCTGGCGAATCGAGAGGAGTTAGGCTGGGTTGTTGGGGCGCGTGACGATAAGGCAAAAACACATCCTTGCATGGTTCCATACGATGAGCTGCCAACGAGCCAGAAGGCAAAAGATAAGATATTTTTGGCGGTTGTTGAGGGGTTACGGGGGGATTTATGAACGAAAATTATATTAAGAATCTGATATTGGAAAATCTAGGGCAGTCGATAAAGGTAGTTAGAGACAGGCATTTTGCGACCCAAAAGGATATATACATTCTTGTCGTGGGTGGCTCACAGGTCATGAACATTGCAATCGAGGATGCAGACCTACATGGAGACCCGATGAACCTTACCGACCAGGTAGAGGAAAACTTCGATATTGCCAAACGCTTTGCCAGGCATATAACCGATGAAGTAACACGAGATTACGCCGTTCTATCGTCTGTTGGGGGTGGTGGAGCATGATATTTAAGCTATGGGTATTGGCGATTGGGGTAACGATTATATTTCTCTTTTTTGCTATCGACACAGAGGCACGCAGCTCAAAAGGCGGCGCGTCTAGGTCTGTTAGGCATAGTTCGACTCCCAAAAGAGGACACAACCCGCCTAAAAAGCAGGATTCACAGCCTAAAAAGGAAGCCTCAGCACAGCCAACCGAGGTTCACCATCATCATCATGAAGCGCCGAAGCAAAGCGGTAATCTAGCCTCATCTGTCCTAACCGGAATGGCCGCTGGTTATGCTGGCAGTGCTATCCACGACCATCTGTCAAAAGATAAAGTGGCTGAAACTGCGCCTATCTCCACGGAAAATGCGCCTATCTCCGCCGAAAGTTCTTGTTCAGCTGAATGAATTTGCCTTAGATAGTACCTTGGTGTTAGCATTGGGGTACTGTCATAGTCAGGTAAATATGCGGTTACTCGCCGAAAAGAGGAAATCACCGTTACGGGGTTAATAGTTAGTGGGTTTAATTAATGAATGACGAGATAGTTGAAGATGCATTGGACGATGCGATTACTACTGAGCCTGACATTAGCGACGAAGCCGACGAGAAGCCCGAAAAAATGGTTCCTCAAAGTAAGGTAAACGCGCTAATCGGACAAGCCAAAAAGAACGCAGCGGAAAAAGCGAGACAACAAGTTATGAACGAAATCGAACAGCAAAAAGCTCAAGTATTTGAACAGGCGCAAGCCCAAGAACAGATGCAACAAGCTCAAGCAGCGCAATCAGCACAGACAGCACAACCGGCACAGGCAGCGCAAGCACCACAGCCAACCGAGCAAGAAATGTATGAAAGCATTCGACAGCGTTTAATGGCAGACGCAGAAGCCCAGCGTGCAGAGCAAGAACAACAACAGTACACCGCCCAGGCTACGGAAGTGGCTAGAACCTACATGGAGAAAATGGGAAAGGGTAACGATAAATTTGAAGATTTTGAATCGGTAATGTCCGGCTTCAATCCATCCGAATTCAAAGAAATCGTGTGGCTCGCTTCAGATTTAGATGATACTGCATCGGTGATGTATGAACTTGCAAAGAACCCTGAAAAGCTAGCGATAATGTCCACACTTGCACAGAAGTCACCCGAGTACGCTAAAAAGCAGCTTGGCGAGCTTCAAACCTCAATCCAATCTAATCAACAAGCACTTGAGCAAGCCCAGCAATCTGGCGTTCAAGAGCCGTTATCACGAATTAAACCATCTTCCGCATCGGGCGCTGATGGACAAGCAAGAACAGTACGCGACTTTAAGTCGATGTTTAAAGGCTAACAAACATCCTCAGCACCTAAATTAATTTTAAGGTGATGACATGGCTAATATTCTACAACAGGTTCAGACGTACCAAATGGCCAACTTGGCTCTTTTGCAAAATCTGAACTGCTTTATTTCTACATTTAATACAAAATTTAAAGACTTTAACAAGATTCAAGCTAACCGTGGCGACACAGTGACGTTTGACCTACCACCACGTTTTATTTCCAATCCTTCTTTGATTGCCGTATTCCAAGACGCTGAACAGCGCGTTCAATCTCTAACGGTTGACCAAGCGGAAAACATTGCATACCAATTCACCGCACAGGAATTCATCTTTAACGTTGAAGACTACATGGAAAAATTCGGTAAATCAGCTACCGCCGAAATGGGCGCAGTTGTAGAGGCTAACGTAGCACAAAACTGTGTGACTGCTCCTTACCGTTTCTTTGGTGATGGTATTAACCCAATCAATAGCTACACTCAGCTAGCACAAGCATTGGCATTGTTCCGAAATTACGGTGCAGCTACCAAAAATACAATCGGCTATCTTTCTGATGTTGCAGTTCCAACAATCATTGGTTCCGGCCTAACTCAGTTCGCGACAAATCGAAATAACGAAATCGCAAACAGCTGGGAAGTTGGATCGTTCTCCCGTACTGACTGGTGTCAATCTAATTTGCTTCCAGTACATGTAGCCGGAACAGAAGGCGAACAAGATACTACCCTAACAGTTGTTTCTGTCGTAACTGACGCTGACGGTGGCATCTCTGCCATCACATTCAGTGGCACTAACGCAGCAGCTGATGCGGATTCTATCAAGAACAACGATAAGCTTCAGTTCCAAGACGGTGTTGCCGGGCAACCCAACATGAGATACAGAACATTCATCGGGCATGAAGTCTCAGCCAACACAGTCCAAGTTAGAGTTACAGCCGATGCTGCTTCTACCGCTGGTAGTGAAGTTACAGTTCAGATTACGCCTAAGCTTTATAACGCAGCTGGCAGAAATCAAAATACCAATAACCTAGTGGCCGCTGGCATGCAGGTTAAAGCGCTACCATCTCATCGCGCGGGTATGATTATCTCGGGTGACGCTGGCTATCTTGCTATGCCTCAGTTGCCAGAAGAAACTCCGTTCCCTACAGGTAACGCTTACGATCCAGATACTGGCGTATCAATGCGTATGTATCACGGTTCTAAGTTCGGCCTCAACGAACGCGGCATGGTTCACGATGCTATATGGGGTTCAACTGTTGTTCCCGAATATGCCATGAGCTTGATTTTCCCGCTATAAGCGCTGAGTTATTCAGGGTTTATTACAATGCCCCGGTTCGCTGGGGTTGCGTGCATGATGAGGTGAAAATAAATGGTATACCCAGTACTCAAGGTTATTACAAATGCTTATTACAAATCTGGCATAGCATCCAGAGATTTTAGTACTGTTTCAGGCAGCCAAGAGGCCGTGGGGTTAGATTCCCTTAACAAACTTTTTGCTGACAAGACAGTGCAAGAATACCTTGTTCCGTATTACACGGAGCATCAGTTTAATGCTGTGGCAGCCCAGGAAAAGTATTTTATTGAAAATTTAATCGACGTAGATACGGCGGTGTTCTTTTTGGACTCTGTGCGATACGCGATGAACCGGCTTAAAAGACGTAGATATTTTGGTGGGCCAAGAGCTGAGAACATCACATCTTTGCCTTACAGCTATCATTTAGAGCAAGAGTTAGGTGGAGCAAGCATTTATCTTTACTTTCTACCCCAGCAAAACTACCCAATAACACTTTGGGGTAAGTTTAGGCTTGGCAGTGTAGATTTTAACGATGATTTAGAGCTAACCACAGAGCTTTTTTATATTGACTTCATTGAGTTTGAGCTGGCTAGAAGATTGTGTGTTGAATATAACTTTACCATCCCTGATGGCGTAGAGTCAGAGCTGAAGCGGTTCTATGCAACCATGTCTAAAAGCATGGCTCCGTTGGATTTAAGCGTACAGAAGCTATCAACGTTGCAAAAACGCAGGCAAGGCGACCTCTATCAAGATGCCAATCTGGGCAAAGGGTGGAGACCGTAAAACACTGATATAACCAGGAATAATTGCAAATGAGAGTAACAGAAAAGGCAAATGAAGTTCCCGTAAACCTGGTTGGCTCTAGCGTCTTTGGCAGATATCCAAAAATCAGCGCTGAAAAAACCTACAACATGTTTATCTCGGGTGAAGACGTTGTGAACTTCGCAGGCTATGAGCGCGTGGCAGAGATGCTTGCCTCTGGTGAAGGTCGTGGGATTTACAAAAGCTCAAGACGAAACATCATGATTGCCGTTGTTAATAGCAACGTGTATAGAATTGACAGCAACCTTGCGCCTGTTCTTATCGGCAACATCGAAACCCAATCGGGTGAAGTGTACATGGATGAGAATCTGGCCAATCAGATATGCATCGTTGACGGACAAAACGCGTATATCTACAATACTCAGGAAGCCCCCAACCTGACTAAGCAAACATTATCCCCAGATTTAGTCCCAAACTACGTTAGATTTCATAGCACCTTCTTTCTGTTCGGCAACGCATCAAAGGGACTGCCCGGCGATAGGTGGTTCGTATACCAACCTGCAACAGCCACAACCATTAGCGAAACATCATTTCACACCGTATCAACGAAGCCAGACTATGCTTTGGCTGTTGAGCGTGTGCCAGGACAATCATCCAATGTTATGGTTTTTGGCGCGACTGTATGCGAAATACACACCAAGGTAGATGGGCTGGAAAACTACGCCCTTAATAGGTCGGTCAGTATAGATTACGGCTGTAGTAGCGTTTCCACAATTGCGACCAGCGATAAACATATAATCTGGCTTGGCGTTAATGAAAAGAATGCCCCGGTTATTATGATGTTCACCGGCCAGAGTGCGGAACAAATATCATCCGATGGTATCGATTACCTTATGCGCTCATTGGTGGCACCTCAAGATTCAACCGCTTCGTTTGTCAGGCAAGACGGACATCTTTTGTACGTGATAACTTTCTTTCATCCTGATGACAATCTAACTTTGATGTTTGATGTGAACACGGGTAAATTTTTCCACCTGTCTGATGGCGATTTGAATTTCCATCCTGCAAGGCAGTTTGCATATTTCCAGAATAAAACCTTTTTTGTTTCAATAAACAACGGCTCACTTTATGAGTTAAGCACTGATTTTACCAGGATAAATCACAACATTGACATGCCGGGTTGGGATGATGACCCTAGATTAATTGAAGACATCCCGAGAATTAGAATCTGCAAAACCGTTCGGGCTGATAACACTGCACCGTTTCGCGCTAACTCGTTTACCTTCCTGATGGATATGGGAAATGATTTACCCAAAGGCGATGAATGCACAATTTTAATGATTACAGAAGATGGCGTGAGAATCATAACAGAGGATGACGCACAGGTAATCCCAGAGGACGCAAGCCAAGATGTATGCCACAGCACCCCGTATCGCGGTCGTGTTGATTTGGCAATATCTGGAAACGGCGGCGAGACTTATAGCAATTACGTTCCCAGATGGACTAACCCACGTGGCGATAGGCGCAACATTATGCAGTGGGAAAATATGGGGATGTATAACGAATGGACGGCCAAAGTACGATTCTGGACATCCGGGCGTGTGATAGTCGGTAACGGCACGTTGGAGACATTTTAATGGACATACCAAGGTTTCTGGCTGGCGAGTATCAGCAGGATTATCACAGACAGTTAAATGAAGAGCTAACGCGAAGTGTTGGAGATTTGGGCTTTAGAATTACCCAAGCTACCAGCGCAGACATAACGGCATTAACACAGATGAGTTTTAGACCTGTGTTGCCAGTTGGCACAATGTGGTTTGACACAGACTTGGCAAAATTAGTGGTTCTTGTTGTTGCGGCTGTTCCAGGCGTTTCAGACGGAATAATTGAAACAATTCAAAGTATATAAATAGGTGACATATGGGATTATTTAGCGGAGTCGGCAGATTCCTTTTCGGGAAAAACCCAGCGGAAGCGGCTAACCCTTATCTTGAACAGATACCCGGAATGGCTAGGGAGCAATACAACCCTTACATCCAGCAAGGGCAGCAAGCTTACGAAAACATGAACCCGGTCTTGCAGCAAATGACCTCAGACCCAACGGGCTATATGAATGAGATGCAGAGCCAGTATAAGCCCTCTACCGGCTATGATTTTATGCGAGA